ACCATCGCCGCTTTGCCAATGCCCGACATCTTACCTTTGAGTTTGTCCTTCGGCTGCTTGCGGCTCTTAGGAGCCTCAGCCTTGTCGGACATTTCAGTGCGACCTTTCATTAGTAATACTCCACTTTACGTCTATAGACGGGTTCATCCTGAGCATCGGATTGCAGAGAAATAAATCCTCCACGCCGATATCTCAGAAGAGCCTGCGTTCCTGAGTCTACATAGTCATCATGCTCCCCGGCGGGAAATGATGCAAATTCTTCTACGACTTCCTCAGCAAATCGGGTCTGTGGTCTCCAGATCTTTCCACTCGCAAAGAGATCCGCCACCGCATTCACACGAGCAATCTTGTCGTTACCCCGAGAGGGGGTGTATTCGGCGACTGGTATGCCCATCGCCCTCAATTCAAAAATCAAAGGGGTTCCAGCAGCCTTGGCTTCGACGATCAAGGTCTCCGGTTTCCAGTATTGATAGAGTTCGTAAGCCCGTTTCTTCAGGGTGGGGAACTCCATCTTCTCCTTCAGGGCATCCATCAGGATGAGATTGGGTTGCATGACCCCATTCTGGTCTGGATGGTAAAAAACCCCCCAAGTGGTACAGGCGGAGTAGTCGGCACGTTCCTTTTTCAAGAAAGCGGTGTCCCATGACTGGATCAAATACTGACACTGCGGTGGGTTTCTCTCCTCCCAGACCTTCCACCACTCGCGTTTAATCAGTGCGCCTTCTTCGGAGGTGGGATCTTGCTGGTACTGGGCCTGCCATTTGTGAATCGGGATTTCGTTGCGGATGGCTTCCAGTTCCGCAAGGGGCCAGAACTCGGGCCAGAGGGGTTGGCCTGAGGGCATGATGGCTGGGAACTCAATGACCTCCCATTCATCCACCCCTTCTCGCATGGCAGAGGCTTTTAGCACCTGACCCACCAAGTCTCTTTTCGACCAACGGGTACAAATCACCACAATGGCTCCACCCGGCTGGAGACGCTGGCGAGGACCGGAGGTGTACCACTCGTAAGCATGGTCGAATACGGTGGGATCAGCGGACTGACCCTCTTGTTCATCATGGGGATCGTCGATGATCAGCAAATCAGCACCCTTTCCGGTCACCGCACCGCCGATACCGATAGCGAAATACTCCCCACCCTTGGAAGTGGACCAGCGTCCTGCTGCTTTGGAGTCAGCCCGGAGTCCAACATCCGGAAAAACGCTGTGGTAGTCCTCAGAATCCACTAAGTTTCTGACTTTTCTACCAAAACCCACTGCGAGTTCTGCGGTGTGTGAGGTCTGAATGACCTTTTTGTGTGGGAACTTGCCCAAAAACCATGACGGAAAGAGATATGACCCGAATTCTGACTTGGTATGCCGAGGCGGCATGCAGATGATCAGCCTTTTCAACTTACCCGAGGCGATTTCCTCAAACTTCTCCCCCATGATCCGGTGATGTCTGCCCGAAATGAACCCCGGCCACATCCTTTGCACGAACGGAATGAACTTTTCCCGACACTCTTCCTTGGATTTAGCGGATTCGTACTCGTCTAGGAGTTTCAGAATCTCTTTTTGCTGGTCAAACGGTAACTGTTTGACTTTATTCAGGATTTCGGGAGTGATGTTCAAGACTGAAAACCTCAAAATGCAGGGACAATAGCCCCCGTTTCAGCATATTCTGGAGCATTCTACACCCAGCCCCCTCACTCCTCACCATCCTATCTCGGGGGGGACACCCTTTGGAGTGTCCCTACCCCACACTGACCAACTCAGGGTGTATCCATTTCTCTAAAAACTGTTCCGATTTTAGCATATTTAATCCCGAAAGTCAATATGTAGAGGGGAATTTTTATAAAAAAATTTTACAGACTGGGACTCCGGAACCTCTCTCTATAAAAATCTCCGGGGAACCATTGGAACTACCCCGATCTATAGAACAACAAGGGGTAGGGGGTGTGTTGCGTGAAAGCAACACGTTACAAAAGTACAGCATTGTGGGAGCGGAATCGCATGTATACCAGCCATGGTGCGTCACGCTGCAAAAAGGGGGGTCGGCACCTCGCTTTTCGCCTCGTTTACACGGCGACTTAACCCCGACACCCCTTGTAGAATCAATGAGTTACGGTGGAACTCGCAGCGTCATCATGCGAATCGGCTACGTTTACACGCTCCAAAGGCGCTGCGCTCTCACTGGGAACTGATGCGGAAGCCTGAGGCTGCACCGAAGGCTGAAGCATAGACGCTAGCCTTGCCTCCAACTCAGCCGCTACCAATGTCGAGGGACGCTCACGGTGATCCTCGACAACGTCCCGGTACAGGCCGCATGCCTTGCCCAGTAGTTCGGCTGCACGCAACTGGGAACTCGTCGCAGACTCGTCACCCTTCGACCACTTGCGGAGCAGGGAGACGAGCATGTCTCTGTCAGAGATCGTCAGAGCCTCACTCTGCTGCCTCCTGACCGCTGCTAGAGCCTGCAAGCACCCCTTGATCTTCCCGTCCACCATCAGTTCCGCTGCACGCTTCTGCACTGAGGCTGGCTTCATGTTCTCCGCATCGTATGAATTCCGGTATGCCTCCGCGAGATTCATGCCGCTGATCACGTTCTCGCAGAATTTCCGCTGTTTTGCAGTCAACCCGTATTCATCTGTCATGCCTGCCATGGTGCGTTTTGCCCTTGTTTTACCGTGTAATTGCTAATCTTTGATCATGTATAGACCATGATCGCTCACCGAATCCTACGTTCCGCACCGTTTAGACGCAAATTTTTTTCGCTCGTAAGTGCTTGAATTGATTGTGGTTCTGTAAATGTGTGTGCGTGTAAACGAAAAAAGTTGTTGACAGGTGGTCATGTAATCCGGAGAATGCGCAGCACTGGCCCCCCAGACAGGCCAAGCCGCTAGGTGAAAAACAAAGGTTCTGGTGTCGGATGAGCGCAAGCAGCCCGACGGTTCCCGCAAGGGGAATCCGGCCTAAAGCATCGGTGTAGCCGTAGGGTTGAAGACGATGACCGACATTTCGCGAGTCGCCCGACAGTGTGACGATGCCCAATCTACCGGGAAGCCTTGATTCAGTAGAGCGCCCTCGCTGAGGACGCTGCACTGAGTCACACACAACAGGAGAACAGTCATGAGTTACGACATCTACGGAAACAACACCAACGCCTTGCGTCAAGAAATCAGCGAAATGCAAGAGGACCTTCGCGACTACCACAGGCAGATCAAGCGCAAAAACGAAAAAATTCAGGCACTCAGCGCCGCGCTGCAAGACATCGTCGATGCCTACCAGAAGCACTTCGACGCAATGCCTGTCGCATGGCAGACATACGACAACATTGCCAGACAGGCTATCGAAAAGGCCACTGGAAACTAGGTCGAAACATCCCGCGCCTTCGGGCTTGATTGCCAACAGGCCGGGATGTCATGCCGTCATGCGGCATCTGACGAGACCGTCACCGTTTACACAAGTTGACTGCGACACAACGCAGCGTTTATACTTCACAACATACCGACAACATGGAGAACAGAATCATGGTCAAGTTCAACGAACGCGAGTCATGGCTAGCCGCCGCTGCAGTCATGCTGCAGCACGAGATTTTCCCCCTCGCCGCTGTCGATGCGATCTCATGGGAGCAACGCAAGTATCGGGTCGCTTGCGGCTTCCCGATTGGCTATCGCGGATCACGCACCGGCAAGGTGACGCTCGGTCAAGCCTTCGATCCGAGCATTTCGGCTGATGGAACCTTTGAGGTTTTCATCAACCCGATTCTCGACAAGCCGGTCGATGTGATCGCGGTTCTGGCTCATGAACTCGCGCATGTCTGGGCAGGGATTCAGTGCGGCCATCGTGGCGAGTTCGCCCGTGTCTGCCGTGCCATTGGCCTTGTCGGTCCCATGACCGCAACGGTTCCCAGTGCCGAACTGCGCGGCAAGTTGGAGCGCATCGTCAATCAACTGGGTTCGTACCCGCATGCGAAGGTTGACCCGAACGCTCGTAAGAAGCAGGGCACTCGCCTGCTGAAACTGCAGTGCGGTTCCTGCAACTGGACGGCTCGGGTTTCTGCCTTGCAGGCGAATCGTTTACACGCTGAATCGGCTTGCCCGGTCTGCGCGTCTATCAACTCACTCAACGTGGAGGGCTAATCATGTCCAAGCGCAATTTCTCGCTCCCGCTGTCTGATGCGGATCGTTCGTACCTGAAAATGCATGCCGTGCGTCAGGGCAAGTCGCCGAACATGTCTGACGAGGCGCTGCTAGCCCTGTACGAGGGCGATGCGGTGTTCCCTGTCGCGACCCCTCCGGTTCCCGCCGTCGATGCTGCGGCAAGCCTCGCCGCTGCGGTGCAGGCTATCGCTGCCCAGTTCGCAGGCTCGTCGATGGACGTGGCTGCAGTCGAACGGATCGTCGATGAGCGTCTGGCAAATGCACCCGCTCGACGCATCGAAGTCAAGGTCGCTGACCGTCCGGTTGTGGAACTGGAAGGGCATCAGCATCCGGTCTTCGAAACCGTGCTGAAACTGGCCTCTGCAGGCATGAACGTCATGCTCGTCGGCCCTGCAGGCTGCGGCAAGACTCACCTCGCGCACAACGTCGCCAAGGCATTGGGCAAGTCATTCGGTTCGATCAGCGGTTCTGCCGGTGTCTCTGAAGCCCAGTTGGTGGGTCGCTTGCTGCCCACTGGCGAGGGCGGTCGATTCGAATACACGGCCTCCGTATTCGTTCGCGAATACACCTCTGGCGGCGTGTTCCTTTTCGACGAGGTCGATGCGTTCGATCCGAACTGCTTGACGGTGGTCAACCAAGCCACTGCCAATGGCGGCTTCGACGTGGAGGCCCGTGCTGCGGGTGGTCTCGACACTTACGTTCGCCGCGATCCGAACTCGGTGCTGATCGCTTCTGCGAACACCTACGGCACGGGAGCCGGTGCGTTGTACGTTGGTCGCAACCAACTCGACGCAGCGACGCTCGACCGTTGGATGGTGGTCGAAATGGACTATGACCGTGCGTTCGAACGGTCACTGACCAACGATCAGAAGTTGCTGAATTTCGTTTGGGAACTGCGCGAGAAAATTTCGCAGCACTCCATTCGCCGTGTGGCTTCCACGCGAATGATCCAGAAGGGCGCTTTGGCACTCGCAGCAGGGCTGCAGTGGCAGAACGTGAAGGAAATGCTCTTGGCCGGTTGGACTGCTGCTGAACGCAGCAAGGCAGGTGTTTGATGATCATTCAGGAAAAGTACTCGCTCGACGAGTTCCTGCGGGTGGTTGATGGCCCCTGCAAGGTGGCTTCGAACAACAAGACCCGCCAGTCATGGCTATCGCGAGGAGAAATCGTGAACCATGATTGGTGCGGAACCACGGAGGATTGCCTGCCCACTGAGGGCAATGCTGCCGACACGGTTAAACGCTTGATCAAGGAAGGTTGGACTCGCGGCACTGCGCTCATGTCCAAAGTTCAGAGCAAGATCGACGTGCCGCAGCCGATCAGCATTCGTCGTCGCGGTCGATGGACTGATGCCGGTGACGATGTCGAAATGCAGCGCGTCTATGCAGGCAACCTTGAGCAGGCATGGAGACGCACTGTCAGAGCATCTGGTCGCGGCCCTGCGCGGGTTCGAATTCTGGTGGATTCGATTGCGTATGGCGGTGTTGATTCAGCAAAGATGCGGTGGCGCGGTGTCGCTGCACTGGTTCTCGCGGATGCACTGATCGGCGCGGGATATTCGGTGCAGTTGGAATCGGTCATGGTTGGATCGGGCGAGGGCAACGAGTATCGCGGCAGCGTGATCGTCAAAGATTATCAGTCGCCGCTCGACCTTCCCGCACTGGCCGCAACGACGGCGCTGCCTGCGTTCTTTCGGGCGCTATGGCACACATGGCACTTCGTTGCCGCACCGACAATGATCAGCGGCGCGGGGTACGGTGTCGATGTCGCGACGGTAAGCAAGTTTGCGGATGATGACAGCAATGCAGTGGCGTTCATTGCGGGGCAGGACATCTGCGATTCTTCCGACGCTAGTCGATGGATCACCGCTGCGGTTAAGCAACTCGACGGGGAGGCGGCACTCGCCGCCTGATCCTTTTAAATGCAGGAGAACAACATGCAAGTCGAACTCAGCAAGTTAGACCTTGAACAACTCGCCCTCGCGGCAGTGAACTATGCCAACAAGAAGTCTCATGCGGCATTGCTTGCACTGCGTGACGGGAACAAAGATTTATCAGAGGCGCTCGACGAAGAATCTTTGGAGTACTTCGCACTGTATGACCGCCTCGACAAAATGCTTGATCAATAACATACAAACAACTATACTTAACAACATTAGAACAGAGGTGCAGCATGACCATCGTTTACATTGAGAAGAAAAAAGTCATGGTAGACGGACGGCTATACACCGCGCTTTTCATCGATGGCGAATGCACTAGCATCGAAAGTTCCCGTGAAGTCGTTTCAACATGGGGTTGGAAGCACGGCAAGGATCGAATCTACACTGAGGTCTTTTTCAAACTCAGTCTGAAAGGCCGAATTGCTAAAAAGGTTTTGAAGGTTTTGAAAGTTGATCCAAAAACCATGCGGGTTGCAGCATGAAGCGCGGCACGGTCTTCGAACACAAGCACTGGCTCGACAACAAGAACATGCCGCTGCTGTGCTATGTGACCTGTACGAGGGGCGGTTTGATTTACTACACCGACTGGAACCCAGACGGTGAGCAGTCAAACGGCAAGTGGTGGTTCGACTCAAAGCATTTAAACAAGTACGTTGGCAAAATCTTGGAGGCAGCATGAAAAAGTTTGCAGTCCACAACACGGGTGAATGGGTGCGCGGTGCTGATGGTTCGTCCATGCGTGATGACCCATCAGTGCATGAGTACGATTCGCTAGATGACATGCATCCCTTCGACCGCAAGCAGTTCGAATGGATGCTCGACAACGGTCACATCGTGATCACCATGGGCGAGACCGTGTATCAGATACGGAGGGATGAGTGATGACATGGGAAGACTTCTTGTTTTACTTGCCTCGCATGGCACTCATTCCCCTGATGCTGATCGTCGCATGGAGAATCGCAACATGGAACGATTGACTGACCCCTACGTTGAGCAACTGGATGCTGAGTACCGCATGCTGAAGGTGGAACTAGAACGCGAGGTCAACAAGTTTGAATTGTTGCGGAAGCAGTACAACATGCGGACTCGACAACTGACCGATGACATCACACGCAAATGGTTTGAACTACAACGAGCAAAGCAGGAGAGCAGAGCATGAACCTTTCCGATATCGAATACTTGGAGCGCGAGGTCAAAGGTCTTCGACTTGATCCCGCTATTGCATACGCGATCATGCGGATACAACATGACCTGTCGAAGATGATGGAAAAGATTGATCGCATTGACTCCGCACTGGCCGAGCATCAAAGTCAGTCATGGGGTGGTGAGGAAGACGAACCCAACGGCCCACCGTTCTGAGGTATTTAAACAATGAACACTAGATTCTTTTTGAACCCGCAAGACGGGGAGATTTATCCCGAGTCTTGGTATCACCAACAGAACATCGATCTGGCTTGTGCCATCGAAGCAGTGACCATTGAGGGTGGACTCGCCTTCGATATTGTCCCTGAGAACTTGGAGCGCATGGAGTTTGCTGACGTGGCCGTGATCAGCCTGATCGCGGACTTCGCAAGGACTCTGGCGATCCGCGCCATGGAAACAGATGACGCAGAGGAGGCAGAGCAATGCGGATCAGTGGCGGCTTATGTGTCCCGAATCATGATGGACAAATTGTCGAACGCACCGATGACCAAGCATTGACCTTTGCCGATTCGGACGGGAACCCCATGGTCTGGGTGTTCCCATGTCCGGGTCGCATCTGGAAGGATCGATGGGTCGCATTCACCCACGGCGAGGCGTTTAAATACTGGAAAGGTTCCCGTGAAGAATGCATCGATTGGGCAAATAGTTTTACCAGAGGAGTGATAGCATGAAGAAGTTGATTCTGTTGATGGCTGCGTTAGTGGCGAGTGCTTCGGCTCATGCAGGTACGGCGTACCTGACTGGCGAGAAGGTTACTGGCATGACCAAGCAGTGCTTCTATGATTACCTTGGCAGTGAGTACACTCGGACTATCCGAGCGCACGAACTCTGTCCGTTGAGTATCCGAGTGCGTTAAAGTAATCCACCCTAGTCGCCGTCCAATCCCGTCAGTGCAAGACGGCGGCAAAGGAAGAGACCCCGGCCTCCTTGAGAGCGCCGGGGTTTTTTTATTCCACGATCTCCACCTCAGACTCAGTGACCACCGCAACCCTCGCTCCGCATGAGAGCAGCGGCTTCCCGTTCCCTGAGTACAGCACCTCGCTCGGTCCATGAATTAGGACTCGCCTCGCGTAGGTGTTCTTCTTACCCTGTTTAACCGTGATGACTGGATCATCAGCGCCTGTCTTCTTGTTGGCTCTGATGACATGCTGATTCACATGGATGTAGGTTTTCATTTCAGTTCGTACCATTGCAGCAATGATGGATCGATAGCATACGCATCGTAAGTCTCACCCCGTTCATGATCCTGCTGAGACACCACTGTCCATTTGCGGCAGGTCTTGACCACGTCCACCACCGCAGTGCAGGAATGATCCCCGCTCACCAAAAAGAATACGTCAGGCTTCTTAGCGGCACGGTCATACGACCATTTGCTGCAGACCAATGCGTAAGGGAAGGGCCACTTGCCCATCTCAAATTTACGCCTGAGTCCCTTCACCTCGCAACGCTTCCCGTTGACGATTAAATCTCCCTCGTCCGCATGCTCCAAACGATCTTCCCATTTCAGTCGCAGATGTTTCTCCTGCAACTTCACCTCGTTGCCGCGACTCAGCAACCACACAGCCACGACCATCTCGGTCTGGTGGCTTTGCTTGAATCGTTCGATGAACGAGTCATCCCAATCTTGGCTGCTCATAGGTCGATGTCATCCCACTCGTTGGTGAGCGCAGCGAAGTGAGCCTTATCTGAGTAGCGCCCCGTTGGGATGTCGTAATTCAATTCGACCATGCCAACCTTGCCGACCCATTTAAACCGGCACTTCCACACATGCACCTCGGTCTGGTTCCCTGCCCGGTGAACCGTCACACCCATGTCTGCCTTCGCAAACCATGCCGCACTGCCTGAGATGTGCTGCCCCTTCGGAGGGCCGCTGTCGGGCAGTTGCTTGGCCGGGTGAGCAACGAACCATGCATGCAGTTCATGCGATTTGCAGAACAGCACGATGTCCGTGAGCATTTTGCTGATGGCTTGATGCTCGGAGTCTGATCCGCTCATGTCGAGGTAGTTGTACGGGTCAATGATCAGGCCACGCACACCCATACGCATGACCGCTTGCTTGGTGCGGTCGATGATGGACTGCACCGTACTCGGAGCGCCGTCATGGGACTGCAGGAACACAAAGTGTTCGTTCAAGAATGCCAATGCATAGTCGCGCTCGTCTGCATCCATTCGGTTCTCACCAAAGAACGGTTTGCCGACCACCTTCTCAGCCAGTTTGGCGATGTGCATGTGAGGTGGGTTCTCAAAACTCGCAATCGCAAACCGCCATCCCTTTTGCATAGCAATGTTGACGCAGATGTGATCGATCAACTCGGACTTACCACTACCCGGCAGTCCAGTGAACACCGATAACTGTCCCGGCAGCACCGTGTACAAAGGATCAAGGGTTCCCAAGCCTGTACTTGCCCCCTTCACCACCCCATCGTCGTACAGAGACAGGATCTGAGTCTCAAAATCAGCGGGGGAGTACACACCCTCTAGTGGGAGGGGTTTAGCGGCTAGAAAAGCCTCTCGTATGGCCTCAGCGCCATGTTTTTGGAGGGTCTCGTTGGCATCCTTGCAGGGGAGCGTGACCGTCCAACACTTGGCGCGTCCGATACGTCTTGCCAGTTCCTCAACGAGGGCCTGACCGGGTTCGTCTTGGTCTGGGATGAACACCACCCGTTGCACGGACTCAATCAGTTCCCGTGACTCCCACACAAACGAGTACTTGCCATCTTCCTTGGGGTCTACCTTGCGATCACTGATCTTCTGCGGTGCCCCGTTCGGACAACCGATGGCATGGATACCCGCTGCGGCCAGTGCAAGGACATCCATCTCGCCTTCGCAGATGACCAGATCCGTCAGGTCTTTTGGTAATTGGTTTAAACCAAAGAACGAACGAGCAGAACCCTGCTGCGTGAACGCCTTGTCGCTGACCGATCTCCACTTGATCGCCTGAGGTGCGCGGGTGTCACCGTAGATGAACCCGATGGCATCTTGCTTGCCACCTTCTGCAAAGTACTTGTTCCCACCCACCAATGGGTAGTCCTGAACCAACTGAGGATCAATGCCCCGGCTCCGCAAGAAGTTCTCCACGATCTCAGGCTTGACCTCCGATGGTGGATCAATAGGCGCGACGTTCTTGCTGAGTTCCTTGACTTGATACATGAAGCGATCCCTTCTCACTGCACCCGAAGTTCCACAGTGAAAGCATTGGTAAACGACACGGTCATTCTCGACCGTAACACCCATCGTTTTGATGTGCGACTTCTTCCTGTCCTCTGCACAGACAGGACAACGGATTCGACTGTTGTTTGATTGCGATAACACAATCTGTTCTAGATTCATACTGTTCTCCAATAGTTATTATAAAAAAAGATATTTATATATAAGATTCCTTTACAGGTAGTTATAGATATATCTATAAAGATATATCTAGATATATATTTATATATATCTATGGGGTCAAGGGTCGAACGGTGATCTGTGCGCGGGGATTGTCTTTGTCGAGACGGTGGAACACATGCTTTTCTTTCACCTGTCTATCGTTCTCGTAGATCAATCCCTGCATGGCATCTAAAATTACACTCTCGTCAAGGTCTGGTCTACGACTTGCGTACCAGATCGTGATCTCAACGGAGACATCGCCTGTCATCAACGGGAAAACCTTTTTGCATTGCAGTTGGAACGCAGCGAGATAGTCACGAGCCTTCTGGGATTTGATAAAAGCAGGGCGACCATTTAAACGCACAAGTTTACGACTATTCGCCTTGCTTGCTGGCTCACCAAACACTACAAAAGATACTTCACTTGACATAGTCACAATGCTAAACTGTCACTCGTTGATTTCCAAGAGGAGACCCTGATGAAGATTGAAAAAAATGTTCCGCTGCCTTCGCGCATCGCGAACAGGGTTACAGTGGGGCCACTACCACTCAAAGAATTGCGGCCCGGTGACAGTATCCTGATCGATTGCAGTGACGAGGAGATTGATCGCGTCTTGCATTCGGTGCGAGTCAGGCTGTCAAGATTCTCATCGAAGCACAAGGATTACAAGTTCAGTAGTAGCAAAGACAAAGGCGGCGTGAGGATCTGGCGCAAATGAAACTCACCAACAAGTTCGGACTGCCAGACCCTGTCGTCAAAGCATTGACGCGCAGTGAGTACACCAAGGGCGAGAGCAATCGTTCGATCACACAACTCATCGACTCACCCCGTGTCCGCATCCTGCGGCGAGAACACTGGGATGAACTGACCGAAGATGTTTCGGAAAAGATGTGGGCTGTGTTGGGAACTGCTGCTCACAAGATGTTCGAAGAGACTGCCGATGACAAGCACATCAGCGAAGAGCGCATCTTCACTGAGATCGAAGGCTGGGTTGTCAGTGGTGCTATCGATGTCCAGAAGATCGAAGACGACGGTGTCACGATCATGGATTACAAGACCACCTCGGTGTGGTCAGTGATCATGGGCAAGATCGAATGGGAGCGGCAGTTGAATTGCTATGCCGCACTCGTCCGTAGGGCCAAGGGTTCCAAGGTGAAAGCCTTGAAGGTCATTGCCATTCTCCGTGACTGGAGAGCGCGTGATGCCGAAGAGAAGCCTGACTATCCCCGTGCCCCCATCGTCGAGGTAGACATCCCGATGTGGAGCGAGATGGATGCCGATAGGTATTTAAACGAGCGAGTGGTACTGCACCAGAAGGCGGAGTTCGACCGGCTGACTGGCGCGGAACTGCCTGACTGCTCTGAGCAGGAGCGTTGGATCAAGGAATCCAAGTGGGCACTCAAGCGCAAGGGTCAGAAGAGGGCGGTCAAGTTGTTTGACAACGAAGCAGAAGCCCGTGCAGCCGTTGCGGATGGGATGGAGTTGGAGTTCAGGAGGGGTGAAGCAACCCGCTGTAATGCCAACTGGTGTCGCGTCAGCGCATGGTGTTCACAGTTCCAGCGTGAACGCGAAGCCATCGAAGCAGGGTATTGATTGCTTGCTTATCAATACCAATCATGTACAATGACAATACTAAACAGGAGAACAGTATGTCAGAGAAGCCTTTATCGCCAAGTTATGAAGAAATCTGGAACACCCTCGTCAAGGTGGATGTGTCCAAGCATGTCGAGAAAAAGAATGGCCTGTCCTATCTGAGTTGGGCATGGGCATGGGGCGTACTCATGGAGTACTACCCTCAGGCTCAATACAGTTTCCTTGATGAGAAGACCTATTCGGATGGCACTGTCGCTATCAGTTGCAAGGTCACCATTGGTGATTGCTGGCGAGTGATGTGGCTCCCGGTCATGGACTACAAGAACAATGCCATCCGCAATCCGGATGCACGAAAGATCAGCGACACCCGCATGCGCTGCCTCGTCAAGTGCCTTGCGATGTATGGTCTGGGCCATGCGATCTATGCCGGTGAGGATGTGGCGGCAGTCACCACACCGGATGGCGAGGCTGAGGCCCCGCTCATCGATGAGACCCCGGTTAAACAAAAGCCGAAGAAGACTGTTCCCACCAAGCAGGGATTCACTGACATCCCTGATGAGAGTGGTGCAGCCGAGGTCGTTCAAAAGTTGTTGGAGTTCGCGAACAAGTTCTGCAGCGATACCAATTCGCTCAGGAAGTTCTGGGGCGAAAACAAGCAGGTCATCGATATCTTAGACAGCCATTACAAGGCGCAGTTTGAGGCATTGAAGACTGGGTTTACTGAGTTGAAGACAAAACTGGAAGGAGCATCAACCAATGGCTGATTACAACCGCGATGATCGCAGCACCGGGGCGCTGTTCAAAGCAAAGGTTCGCAAGAACGACAAGTCCCCTGCCCTGCGTGGAGAACTGACGCTGACCAAGGCGTTGCTGAAGGAGTTGATCGAAGAGGCAAAGGTTGGCAACCCGATCAAGTTGTCCATCTCTGCATGGAACAACACCTCCAAGGCCGGGAACCAATACATCTCCCTGTCCGCACAGAAGTACGTTGAGTACAAGAAGGAAGAGGCTGATGAAGAAACCCCGTTCTAAATCTGCACACATTCGGGAACTGGTAGCGAAGGGATTGTCACCGCGAGAGATCGTGGCCAAGACCAAGTACAGTTACCAGTTGGTCTACATCGTTTGTCGTGGTAACAAAAAGGTTACCAACAAAACCAAGAAGGATTCTCTGGAGACTTTGGTACGAGAGTTCGTCAAGAGCGTTCAGAAGATTCTCAAGTAAACCAAACCCGGCGGCATCACATGGTGTCGCCGGGATTTAAACGGGGGCTTTATGAGATGGATCGTTGATCTGTTCTTCAAGGTTCTACGAGATAGCCGAAACGAAAGAGTCCATGTTCCACCACCGGAATGGGCAGCCAAGCGCAGCGGGAGAGATTACTGGTGAGCAAAAGCATTCAGGATTTATTCAACGAGTCGGTTCGTCTTGTAGATCAAGACAAATTTGACGAGGCTGTTCCAAACTTAGACACCATTCTCAAACTGCACTCGCTAGTGGCATCGGCTTACTCGCTGCGTGGCCGTGTCCACTGGGAAATGAATCGATGGGACAAGGCGCTCCACGATTTCGAAATGCTGATGCAGATCGACCCTAATAGTTCAGATGCGATCTGGACGATGGGCCTGATGAATCTGCAACTCGGTCGATTCGATACGGGTTGGAAGTTCTACGAGCATCGATGGGAGAGCGATGCATTCAAGTCTCCCAAACTCAAGACCAAACTCCCTCGTTGGGAACCCGGCAAGGGATACCAGAACGTCCTCGTCTGGTGTGAGCAGGGTATCGGCGATCAGATTCTGTATGGCTCATTGCTAGATGCACTGAGCAAACAGGTCGATAAGGTCACGGTCATGCTGGACATCCGCCTTGTCGAACTATTTAAACGCGGTCTGCCACACATCCAGTTCCTGAGGCATGACGCACGGGTCAAGAACTCTGAGTATGACTCGCAGATTCCGATTGCCAGTATCGGCGAGTTCTTTATCAAGTCCTTCGACGATATCCCTAAGCATCGTTCCACCAACTTTTTGGTTCCCAACTACGACTATGCAGGGACGATCTCCAAGCAACTGAAGATTCGGGGCGATGAGTTCATCGTGGGATTGTCATGGGCTAGCACAGCCCCTCGCGTAGGCGAACACAAGAGCATTGCTCTGAAAGAACTGGAGCCGCTGTTCGATATCCCGAACACCCGGTTCGTGAACCTTCAGTACGGCAAGAACAAGGAACAGATCGAACCGTTTGAAAAGGAAACTGGCAGGCGCGTTGAGCAGACCCACGTCAATACCTTCTTTGATCTGGAAGGAATCGCTGCCACCATGCAGTGTTGCGATGTCGTGGTGTCATGCAGCAATGCCAACGTCCATATCGCTGGCGGTATGGGCAAGCCTGTCCTGATGTTCGATGCCAACAAACTTTGGTACTGGAACGGCAAAGATGAAGATCGTTCGCTGTGGTATCCCAGCGTCCGAATGTTTAACCGCAAGAACATGGTCGCCCCTTGGGATGATCAGGTTCGTGAGATCACCAAAGCATTAAGGGAGATGAGAAATGGAAAACTTAGATGATGACGTGTCCTATCTGGACGTGAAGAAAGAAGACATGGTTCTTATCCCGCCGCAGGAAAAGGTCTGGGCGACTATCGGTGACAACCTTCAGTTGGAATACATCGACTGGGAAGTGATCACCGGTATGGCTGCTCAGTTTGATGAACTGCACAAGGCGAATCAGGAGAAGTCCGAGAGCCATGTGATGTGCAAGTTGATCACACTCGTTCGCAATGCAGTTGCGGAGGAGACCGAGGCTAAGATCCGAGCGCAATACGAAGGCAAGTAAACAAATGGCTAGCAGTAGCCAAAGAACTATGAGACGACGAAAGGAAAAAGAACCTAAGGTCTACACACGAAAGTCAAGATACAACTTGGTTCTTTCGTATGAACAGTATTTGTTTTTGCTGGAGTACAGACAGAAGGCTAGGGATCGGGGCGAACGTGTTGATTACAAAAAATTAAGCGCATCGTGGGGCATCTCTAACCTGTACTTGGCGAAAGCAGTAAACCGAGGAATCATGCAGTATGACGAGCGAATCCAAGCAGAAGATAGACAGCGTAACAATAGACAACCAGTCCCCGCCCGGCGCGTGGAAAGACGAAATGAGGGCTGCGCCATGGGGATATGGTCAAAGTCAGCAGAAGCGCGTCGAGCAATCCTTGCAGAGTATTCGGAGGGCGGGTCTGTTCGACGAGGCTACAGTCCTCTCGTTAGAGTTGAATACTTTGAGGATTGAACTGGAGAGCCTTCGTGGAAATCGAAGATGACATTCTTGATCTGATTCAGGCATTGCCAAGTGAGATCAACGACACATCTACCACAACAGAGATGAAGTTTCTGACTGTGGGTAGCGTGTTGTGGGCCTGTAGGGACGAGATCATTTGGCTGCGTAAAGAAGTGGCGAGGTTGAAACGTGAGCGTGGTAAAAAAGGAAAGACGATGCACCGACTGCAAACGTAAGTTTGCAACACCCGAATCTTTCAGAGCGCACATCTACGGCTTTGGTGGTTGCCGATCATTAGAGGCGCTGGCAATGGCGGGGTTTGTTGAGACCGGCAAGGGCTGGCTCAAGAAAGTAGAGAACAGCGAATACAAGAGGAAATCAAAATGAAGATTGAAATTAGTTCTGACTTACTAGAAGAGATTGCAGCAGCGGAACTACAGCGCACCCTGAAGTCGCTTCAGAAAGATTACAAAGATCGCAAGGCTGGAAAAGACATTGCCATCTTTAACTTCGACAAAGACAAAGACCTAGCAGAATTAAAGCAGCACATCGATGCATTTAAACTGGTTGGCAGATACTACGGGGCTAAGGTATGAAACTAAATTTCTGGAAAAAAGTCGCAGCCGTTTTGATTATTGCGACATCACCGATATGGATTCTGCCTTACATGGTTGGCATGGCAATTTTTTTGTGGTTCGGGCTTGCGTACTACGATCTATGTAAAGCCCTTGGGGTAGAAAAATGACCCGCGAAGATATCCTACGCATGGCAGATGAAGCGTATGAACTTGCCAAGAAAGACTTATTTAATGGGGATTATTTGACTACGGGATTTCTTGCAATACGAGACATTCATTTCCACCGCCTTGCTACCACAGCCGAGCGGGATAAGGTAGCCAAGTGGATGATTAAACATGACTATGCCACCGGTCACGGTGATACGGTTGAAGATTTGTTGAAGGCATTGGAGTGGCAGGCTATGGAGCGTGCGAGAGGTTTTTTATGACCCGCGACGACATCATCCGACTGGCGCGAGAGGCAGGGTTTGGAACATTCGCAGACCTCTGGCCTCATGCACTTGAACGATTCGCCGCCCTCGTTTCCGCAGCCGAGCGGGAGGCGTGTGCGAAGGTGTGTGAGGACGGTCCGATACCGAAAGAATCAACGACATTGACGCATATCCCGACACTTGTGGGATGCGCCGCCGCCATCCGTGCGAGGGGGGAATAAATGACGCTCTACACCGGGTCCGGTGCTTTACCTAAACACCAATATGTTTGGGTGGAACCCAATGCTTGTGGGGAACATGGCTGGATGCGGGGTGTCTGGTTTGGTTTAACCGCATGGCCGGGTCGAGCATGGGGATGTCATGTGATGCTGGAATGTGGCGCGGTATATCGGAACCTTGGCTTGCATCAGTTGTCATTGTCTCCTCAATGCGTACCTTGGGAACCCTCTGATGCAGCGACATGGGACGCTTATGGCTGGCAGTTCACGACACTGGAGTATCCCTTCCTTTCAGGGATGCAGGCCCGTGTACGCCTCCAGAATCGATCAGAGCATGACGGAGAGTATCTATTTACCGCTGCTCCGATTGGCGATGGGTTTAGCGCAGAGCCAGAGCAATCCAAAGAGTTCTACTTCATTGCCCTGAAGAACATCGGAAGGTTCACGGCACAGCCCACGAACCATGTCCTGATCAAGGACAAGTCTTTTGCTGAACCTACATGGCCGAAGTTCCTGAAGAGGCAGTCCGGCTACTTCAGTTCAGAGGAAGTTTAAACATGGAAGAGAACATAGAGAGATTGCTGGGACAGGTCATCAAGAAGAACCGTCGCAGTGTCAGTCAGAACTCCATGATGTGGGCGCTGCTCGGTGACATCTCTGATCAGGTTGAATGGCACGGGCAGAGATTGTCGAAGAAGGATTGGAAGTGGATCTTCACTGCTGCCATCCGTAAGCAGCGCATGGTTCCCGGTATCGAAGGCGGGATGGTCTACCTTGGTGAGCCTACCTCTGGCATGTCCAAGCAGGAGATGGCAGACATGCTAGATCTGATCATGTCATTCGGTAGCGACCACGATGTTGTGTGGTCAGATCAACCTGAGTAGTATGCACGGGTCGGTGCCGCTCCTGTTCTCGCGGCGCAGTCGGGTTATGCTTCTGCAAGACCATCCTTCGGGGGCCACGAAAAGGCCCCCGCTTTTTTGTAGTGCTGGCCTCCACACGGAACCGTTCCGCGAAGCAATCCCTTAACTGATTTGTGGGCACAGCCCCAGCCCTTTCCATTCCAAGGGCAACACCAAACACAAGACACGCAAGGTTCTGGACGTAGGTTATTTAGATCTCCTCTCCGCGAAACCATGCCTTACCTCTATCAATCAAACAGGGTTCAGGTGGCAACAACACGCCACCTTTGAATGTCAGAACGTAGAACCCGCTAGACCAGTTGAGTGGACCACCTTCGGTATAAGCGAACTGTGGTCCCTTGGGGTCAGCGAGGGTTCCACAGTCTATCCCATAGCGGCGGCCTCGGTAATCTCCAAACGAGACGCATTGCAGTTTGTGGAGATGGCCATGAACGTAATGGACACCCGCCCTGACAGTGGATGCATAGGCTGAATGGATACCGCCGCTGACATGACGATGTCTGATGACCGTCCAGCCATGTGTGCTAGCGTTTAAATGCAATGCCCACCCTGCTCTCCATCTCGGCAGGTAATGCAGCAGAGATGTTCCCGTCATCTCTTCGAACTCGGGTGCATGTCCGCAAAGGTAATTCTCAAACCTTGCATCATGGTTCCCGATAGTCCGAACTAGCGCGGCTCTGGGCGCTGCTCGTTCGATCTCAGCGCACCGATCCTGCATGGCATGGACTTCATCCTTGACGGTCGGCAGTTTCTGCCAAAGGACTCTGGGATGGCGACTAATCCGGGCACCATCCATGATGTCCCCATTGAGGACAACCATTTTGGGTTTAAGTTCTTTCGCTAATCTGCAGAAGGCTTCATGTGCAGGGCTGACAATACCCGGCCAGTAATGGGCATCAGAACCCACCATCAGAACCCCATCTAACAGGGTTCCATGCATTTCATCTTCGTATCGGGTAACGCGCTCACGGGCAAGTTCATCTGCCCTTACCGCTGAGATCAGGTTCTTATTGTTGGGGTTGAATATAACCGTGTTTGATTTCAATTGAATCCCATATCGGGACTCTAGACTTCGCCTTCGCGAGGAGGTTTGGCGCAGGCTTAATCCAAGAATTTCTGAGACTTTTCTAGGGTTGTTATACCGTTCCCAACATGCAATGAAGTCTTCGTCAGTGATCTTTTTTGGCACGATCCACCTTTATGCCTAGTTGTTTACGTCTGGCGTTGGTGGTCTTGTCATCCCTGACAGCCCTCCATTCCAGATGTCCATCAACCAAACGATATTCTTCAAGGTGAACCAAGGCACAGTCGCAACACTCAGAGTGGGTATACCCCCTAACTCTGTACCATTTCCCCTCTTCAATCTGAATAGGAATGTACTTATCTTTGCGCTTTGCCACGATGCAAGCCCTCATCGTTTGGCCAAATATAACCTAGATTTATTTCTCTAAGTTTAAACTTTTAAGATCCAGCATTCTAATTGTTTCGGCCAACAAATCCATCTCACTGAGTTTGGCGATCTTCATCAGAGCCTTGGTCCCGTGGAACCCATGCGTCCCGCGATGACACTCAACGCATAGCGCGACTGTCAGGAAATCACTGGCTCTATCACCAAGCCCATGCCCAGTGCGGATGTGATGGGCTTCAGTGATGGAAGTCTGAGGCTGGCCCAAGATCGTACAGAGAGCGCAGTCTAGTTCCTTGACCCGCCCCATGTAGTTACTGGCGTGGTTGGATTTAGTCGCCAATACTGATCCCTGCTGTGCGAGCGGCTCGCCTGTAATTGCGATCCACTCGTTTAATCAACTGAACCTTTTCGGCAGGAAGATTCTGTCTAGCCCAACGATCAAAGTCGCGACGAATCTCCTTGGACGGAGACACGCCAGCAATCTGAATTGGTTGTCCATTACGGGCCGCTGCTTGAACGCTGCGAAGAACACGTTCACGCTCTTTCCTCGGCAGCCCCTTCTGTGCTTCACGGATGATGGCTCTGGCTCTGGCTCCATCACCGGCATACAGCGCGTCAACAACAGCCCGATTTACGGGAGACATCGGAGTGCGAACGACAGCACCCGGAGCCACACGACGCTTGTACTCCAACTCCATCTCGTCGCTGTAACGACGGCTGATCTCACGGATCTCGCGCATTTCCTTTCGACTGGCAAAGCGTTTGACTTCCTTGAAATCTGCACCAATCGAATCTAAAGCGCCCAATCCAATTCGTTTGTAGGCACGATAGAAAGATAAAGATGTTTCTAAGGTCTCATCGATATCTCTTGCAGTAATTCCTTTCTGGTTGAGGATCTTGTTAACAAATTCAACAAAGTTATCAATGCTTGCAATTCCCGGAGGACTCAATGGATTCTTCGGGCGTAACTGATCTTGCCAATCCAAACTAAATTGAAGGTAATTTCCAAAGTTACCCGCGCTGCCTGCCGCCATGATGTTTTGCCAGACGCGAGAGAACAACAAAGCCCAACCTCTGGAGGTGTCTTCGTTCTCAAATGCCTTCTTGATTTCCTCATCGTCCGGACCCGGATCACCGTATCCAAACGCTTCGCGTATAGCAAGAATAACTTGACCGCCAACAATTGCAGAGCCAAGGAATCCAATCACTCTAAAAAACGTAGCAGGACTTGGGTTGTCAAAGAATGGCTTGAGAAAATGGCGATAGAAGAACCGATTAATCTGGGTTCCAAACTTTTGATACTTAAGGAAGAATCGTCCAGCAGCAGTATCGACAAAGACAGGGGTCATATCGATCTTGTAAGAACCCTGCGGCACGTTGACCGCACGTCGCAAGAACTTGCCGGTCTCTTCGCCAGCCCCGTTCTCCAAGATCAATTTGTCTGCGTCAAGGTTCTCTCGTCTTACCCACTCGTAAAACTTCTTGGCTTTTTTGGAGTTGGGATTTTCATTGACTGCTTTAAGTGAATCATTCAGCCAACTTCTTGCCGCTAACATTGCAGTGGCGCGTACCACGTTTTCTGCGCCGTTGAATCCACCATAAGTCAGCATGACATTGGTGAACTTAGACAATGCCTCAGAGACTTTCTCTGTTTTAGAGAAGTACTTTCCAGCATCATTCTCAACGTGATCAGAAAGGATATTCAAGAAGTCTGTGTTCAGAATGCCAAGGGTCGTGCCCTCTTTCTGGACTTGCTTCCAATCCGTGAGGAGTTCCAAGTAAGACTTGCCAACTTGAAGAATTCCAAACGCCTGCACATTACTTGTGGTTCCACCAAAAAGATTCAGGCTGGCCCCGATGGGATTGCCAAGCATGGTTCCCGTCGCAATTGAGTTGAGCCAACTCATGATGTTGGTGAGTGGCCCAAACGACTCAATCTCGTAGATACGATTCTTGATTTCGTTTAAATACTTCTGTGTTTCGTCGTCACGAATCTTCTTGATGTTCGTGTCGAACCAGTCCTTATGGAACTCGCCCATCTCTTGACCGAAGTACTGGATCTGAGATGTACGACGTGCCCACTTTCGAAGGTAACGGGTAGCCGCATCCCATGAGTAGTCGTAGAAGATTTCCGGGAGCGGGTCAGTACGGGCTTTCTCAACACCAGCAAAATAATCCTGTTTGACTTCATCAGAAAAATATTCTCTGACAAGGAATGCGTCTGCTGATTCGTGATCCTCTGCTTTTCCAGATGCAACCAATGCGTCCAGCAGTTCGTTGTAGAGAGCCGGATCAGTGTTCGGATTCATCATCACTTCCAGTACTTCCCGACGCATGGTCCTTGGGAAGAACTGTTTAACCGCTTTGATTGGGCGGAAGCCGCCTACCTTTTCGCCATAGGTTCCCGTGACCAGATTCGGGTCATAGACCTTCATCGGCTGACCATTCGGTGTGCGGACACTAAGATTGACGCGACCGGTTTCCTCGGCAATCTTTTCCCATGCGTCAATCAATTGACGGTCGCTGTCCGAAGCCTCGGCTTTGATAGCGGCAGCCTCATCGGCCCGATTGTTTTCACGAGCACGGATGAAACGCTCAAAGGTTTCAAGGGCAGACTTGTTCCCACCAATCCGGATGTTCTTATTCGCATCACGGATGATGCTGTTGACGATGCCTAGCCTCTCGGCATAGGTGTCGTAGTAGTCTTCGATTCGCTTGGCGATATCGGTCAAGCCCACGCCAGAGCGCAACTTGTCTGGTGCAGACTGGAAGAACTCCACGCCCGTGATCAGTCGCTTCATCAGCGGGTCCAGACGCGCACGGGAAATGTCTACCGTGTTGTCTGGCATGGTGTCCGTGACAAGCGGACCTGCCGGGATACCCATCTGATCGACAGGCTGGCTGTTGTTTAGAGCCTCAGCAGCGGCAGTGGTATCGAAGTCCGTCTCTGGACCCGGATTCGGTGGGCCAAGCGGAACGCCTTCCTTCGGCTTCTTACGCTTTGCCTCTCGGGCGGCGGGAACTACCGGCGTTTCAAGTCCTTCTTGCCATGTCCATGACGGCATGAGTCCAGACTTCTGCTCTGCGAATACAGTGTCTAGCACATTCGCAGTACGGTTCTTTTCACCGTATGGACCGTAGTTCAGCCAACTGTTTTGGCCGCGAGTTTCAGATGTCAGAGCGCCTAGAGCAGGGCCAGTAAAGAGTTGAGCATGGGCTTGCCATGCATTCTCTTCTCCTCTGGCACGGAACCCTGCACCCTCAAGTCCATGACCAAATGCATCATGCACTGCACGGAATAGATCATTGGCGGTAACAGGACGAAGAACACCATTCTGATCTGGCCATCGCAAACCAGTGTCTCGTAGAAGAGGATTGTCTTCTACTGCAGCATCAGTAATCCCTTCTGTTCCAAAACCATCATAGGTTCCATACACAGCCATGCGCTTGTTGGCACGGAGATCCCGCATCGCGTTCCAAGGATTGCCTTGATACGGATCGGTGTTGCTATCGAAGAAGGTGAAGGAATATCCAGCATCGGTCAGTGCATCGTACTGATCACGAGTTTGGCGAATCAAATCATCGTAAGCCTGTTTAACCGCAGGATCTTGCGGTGCATGTGCCATTGCTTCGTAAGCATCGGCAATGCGCTTGGCTCTATCCGGATCTACTTCAACGTAAGATCTTTGACGGCTGTAAGGAATCCCAAGTTTACGGGCATATCCTTCAGCAACAGAAACTATTTCTGGGTCCGGCCCGGTAGCGCCTTCGATAATTGGCGCACCTTCAAGCGGCGCAATTGCTCCGACTTGATCGCGTCCTGCTCTGTCTCTGGCGCGTTGGGATCGAAGTTCAACTGCTCTCCTGAAGAGTTCATCGGACTGGCTTTGAAGGGAATCAAACTCCCTCTGCCGCCGAACATTGTCTCTCCCGGCTGCAACTCCCGGTGTTCCAGTAACTTGCCCATACTGAGTGCCTTCTAAATTTACAGGTTCAATCCAGTCAGATCTAAAAATAGATGATGACGTTTCGGCATCATAATCCAAGTCAGCAATGTTGTCGCCAACTACTGAACGTAAGTTGTTCAAAAATTCTTCAGGCGGTGTGTTGTCAAAGTTTCCAAACACCAAAGATCCTTCGCGGCTAGTAAATCCTGCTGCGTTTGGATATGCCTGATAAATACGGTTAAACAAATTTTGAGTTTCCGAGTACGACAACGGTCTGCTCGGAGTAACTTTGACATACTGTCTTTGATCGCCGCCTTCTTTGTCATTCTCATCGTAAGTAATGACGGCTTGCTGCTTCCACAAAGTTCCAAGGATTTTGCTGGACTCAATGATTCTTTCGTATGGAACGTCATTGCCAAAGCGAACAATGATGGACGGCTGCGTACCGCCTTGGAATCCACCAAGGGTGTACTCCACTTGATAATCTTGAATGCCAAGATTACGCATGACATTGCGAACAACAGGGTCCGCAACTTCGGTGGTGATCTGTGCGCGAGTTTCTTCTGGGAAACTATTAAACGTATTAGTGGCTTCTTGATCACGAGGATCAGGTGCAACCTCTACGTTAATGCCACGCGACTCACGCAAAGCAGGAAGACCAAGTCTTTCTCTGGACTTTGCCCTTTGCTCTGCATCTCTTTCGGCATCTACAGTTTGAATCGTGTGGACACTCGCACCGTACTGATTGTCACGACGATCTACTGCACGACGAGCGCCATTGATAGTGTCGGCTTGGCCAACAACTTCACCAGTGCGACTGTTGACAATGTTATAAACAGGCTGCTTTCGCGACTCCCGAATGCTCGGGGTGGTCGGACTAAATTCACCATTGTTTCCAATGGCAGACTTGACCTGACCCGGATCAAAGACAGCAAGGTTCTTCTCACCCTGCTCTTCAACATACATAGAGTCATAGCCCAGTTCCCGAATCGCATCAAGGATCGGGGCATTGCCCTCTGATCCTTCGATGGTCTGCCAGTTACCCTGACCAATCTCTTCGATCATGGATGCAGTGATGTCTGCGCCATTGTCTCTGGCGCGACGAACCACTGCCTTTACATCATCCTTGTTATCGTAATCCCAAGGCTTATCTGCCTTGACATAGACCGGGATCATGTTGGCACTGGACGGGAGCCGCTTCTGAATCGCATTCAGGTAGCGGGAACTGCGGCCATCAGCGGCAATGTCTTTGAGCGGCTTCAGTGCAGCGGGGCGAATCGCCTTGCCTGCTTGCACATCTGCAATAGCCTGATCACGGGCAGCAGCAACTTGATCGTAGTACTTGGGTGAGAACGAAGCCGGGTTGGCAAGCGTTTCATTCAGCACGTCCACGACTTGCTGATCGGACATGAAGTCCGGGAAGTTGCTGACCATGTAGTTGTCAGACAAGAACCCGAACTCTTCTGCAAACTCAGGACTACGGGTAACAAATACAGACCCGGCCTGCTTGGGACGGAAGGCAGTGATATCAGCAGCGGTTCCGTGATAGAACACCAGCGGACGACCCTGCTTGTCAATGGTCTTGCTAGTACCGAACCAGTTCCAGAAGTTCTGCAGACCTTCCTGTGTCGGGCGAGTCTGGATGCCAAACACTTCCGGTCCTTCATAGCCGGAGTAGATTAAACGCCCTTCGGAATCACGAGTTCCAACGGATCGGTCGCCCACCTGAATCTTTTCAGGCACGGGTTCCACGAACGAACGCGACTCTCGGAGTCCTTGGGTATTCAGGCTATTCGCAACAGGCTGCGAAACCGGACCCTTCTGGGTCTGTAGGTTCTGCACCGTTTCCTGACGGAACTTGTTGCGCTCTTCAGGGTTGGTGAAGAGACGCTGCAATCTTTCGGGAACCTGTCCCTTCTCGGCAGCACGCTCCTCGACAGCGCGAAGGGTGCGGATCTGCCCTCTTTCACGGGAACCCACGATGCCCTGCTCAAAACGCTGGATCACATCGTCATAGGTCTGGAACCCAGCACCGGTCAGCGCATTCTTAGTGCGATCAAAAAACTGCACCGCACGTTCAGAGAGACTGCGAGGGCGGCCAGCAAACTTAGCCTGTCTATCCGCTACGTCACGGATCATCTCCGCCACGGCTTCCTCAACCTGAACGACTTTGTTCTGGTCGGAGTAGGCTTCCCTCGCAACGTCTAGATAGGTCTTGTCCGTGCCTTCCTTCTTCAGGTTAGCCGCAGCCTTCTCTAGCGTCTTCCATTCCTTTTTCTTCCAGAGGTCCAGATAGCGCAAGGCATGGACAACCTCGTGGCGTAGAACGCCTCTGAGGGCCTCACGGCGCTGGTCTGTGTTCAGGGTTCCGGTCGGATCAATGGCATCGACCGCGAGGAATACCTGTCGAACCACCGGATCAAACAAACCCTCGGATGTCATGGCTTCACCACGACGACCGAAGATCTTGGTGTCTAACTTGAGACCGATATCGTTAAGACCGTAGCCTTTCAGCACGTCCTTAAGGGAGGTGCCCAGCGGTTCCAGTTCTTTTAGGACACCGTCACGGCTCTTAGTTAGATTGTTTAAACTTAATGCTAACTGGTCAGCCTGATCCTTGTTCTGGAATGCCTGACCATATTGCCTACCATTTTGGTCAGTCACTACGATGGATTGGGTTCCATCGATGTCCTTGGTCTCAACCTTAAAGGTCGTATCTGTAGGAATGAACTGACCTACAGAATTGAATATCTTTTCTGCGTACGATTCGCTTGACTGGAACGGAGTTGCTTCAGTCTGACCCGGCTCAGTGCGAACTTCATCGGGAGTTGGGGCAGCAATATTGGCTGCGCTATTGAGAGCATCCTCTCGGGCTTTCTCAATCTGGATCTGCTCTATCTCAACGCCAATATCTTCAAGGTCTCTCTCGCCAGATTCGACTTGCTTCAGCAAGCGATCACGCTGAATCTTGTTCAGGGCACCAACGCCAGCAGCCTGTGTGCCGCCACCAACAACAGTGGCCACGGCGGTCAAAGCCTGACGCTCCGCTTGAATCTTGGCGGCTTCTAACGGGGATTCTGCATTGGCCAACTGTTGATCTAGTTGGAATGCCAAGTCGTTCAGGGTTTGCAGGGCTGTCGTTGCTTGCTCTGTAACGCCTTCCGTTAAAGCAAACTCAAGGACTTTCTTTTTAAGACCAGCCGCATCCTTGACATTGAAGGCATCCAGCAACTTGGTAGTTGGTGAAGCCTCAAGACCTACTTCAATGGCTGCATTGATATCGGCATAGGTTCCCGCCAAGTCAGGCGCAAGACCTTCTGCTCTGGCTTGACCATAGGACTGAGTACGGGTCAACGCACCAGCCGTGGCTAATGCAGGGGCAGGACTACGGGCAGCAATAGACGCAATGGTTCCGATGCCCATTGCTGGTAAATTCTCAAGACCGAGGCGGACACCGCGCTGCAAAAACCCAAGATCTTCTGGGGTGTTTGCCTGAATCTGGCGCTGGATATCTTCGATCTGTTTAAGCGTGTCAGCCTGAGCCTTTTGTTTCTCAGGCGAATCCACCATCGTGTTATCGATGGTCTCAAGGTTGCTGCTGAGGATGGCAAGTTGGGCCGTCAACGGAATGTTGGAGCCAACACCCTGCACAGTCTCTGGTGTAAAGACGCTGGTCAATTCCTGCTTTACGGCAGGAAGAGACTCCATCAGCATAGACAACGGACCAAAGCCAACCGGCCCTTGAGCAGGCTGTGCTTCAGGCGCAACTGATGGTTGAGGTTCCTTCTTAGGCTCCTCTACAACTCGCCCAATTTCCCACCAGTTTTTTTCTTCGTCTGTGGTGGTGGGTTTGGTATCAACGAGTTTGCCTATTTCCCACCAGTTTGCAGCCATTACGGCTTAATCCTTACTTTGTTGTCCGATCCGGGGCCAACATAAATGTATGGCGTTCCCGGATCAAGTTTATTCAACTCGTCTTGACTTGTAACCCGAACGGCATTTGCAGATTGACTGGGTGCCCGAATACCACGGGTAGTCAGAATCTCACCAGCCTTCTTGTTGGCAAGATCCAACAACTCTTCACCAGTCGGGGCACGGGATTCGCCCGTCTTCGGATCAACAAAGTCCGCATCTTCCAAAGCCTTGATGACATTGTCGAACACGGTGCCGAAGGTCTGAGCGTATTGACGATCCGTCAATCCGGCTTCGCGCTTGGCTTCGCGCTCGGCAGTGTCAATGGCCTGAGCAATGCTGAAGGTCAAACGCACTGACTCCATGTGAGCAGCACGAGCATCCTTACCAGCATCTCGCATCAAGCCATAGACAGACTGAGCAAAGTTCTTCGAATCGCGAACGTACATGCGCTGTGCGTTCTCATCCGACAACAGATTCTGAGCCTGCATATTGAACGCTTGATCAGCCGAACCACGCTCTGCGCGAGTGGCTTCGCGTTCTGCCACACGGAACTCTTGCTTGGCAGCACGACGCTCGGCCTGAGACAGTTCACGGGAACGACCCATGATCTTCTCGGCACTTTCCGTAGCCATGGCCAACCCTGCAGCAGCATCACCCTGCATGAGTCCTGCGCCAAGGCGAGTCAGAACTGCACCCAGTGCAGCCTTCTTAGCCTCTTCCTCAGCGGCTTTGATGGGAGCCTCTGCTTCGCTCATATAACGCTGCGCCAAAGCCATGTCTGCTTCGCGGCGCTTCTGCGCTTCAGTGCGAAGATCCGTGATCATCTTCTCTCTGGCTGCTTTGAACTCAGGGCTGACGTAATCAGACTCCTTGGGTTTAAATGCTTCTGTGTAGCCAGCGACATCGAAGCCAGCAGCCTGCGGCATCATCTTGCTGACCATTGACTCGACACCGGGCAGATAGCGCATGAACGAATCAGTGCTTCCCGGAGGAGCAGCAGGCGGTGCTGTACCAGCAGCAGGAGACGCAACAGTCGCAGAGGTTTGAGCCATGGTCGGGGCGGCAATAGTTTCGGGAACCTGCGGAGGCGGAGGTGTTACCGGGAACTCCTGCATGGCAGGCAACAGACTTGCAATGATCTGGTTCTGTTCCGGAGTACGCAGTTCCTCAGGAATCTTCAGAAGTTCTTCGATAGCCAGAAGATTGCTATTGCGATTGCCACCAAACTGAGGCAACGAAATCAAGTTCTGGAAATCAGGGACAGTGCGGCCTTCCTGCATCTTGACCACACCACCAGCAGACATGCCAGAGAATGCGCCAAGACCCATGTTTAAACTGTCATCACCGAGACGTTCATCTCGGACAATACCGGAGCCAGTTCCCGCGAACGGGTTGGTCATGCGATTCAGGTAGTCCTGATATCGGTTACCCAATGCCATAGCGCCAGCGCGATCCATGGCTTCTGCTTTCTGCCCAGCCTGCATAAACCCAGCCGGACCCATCCCAAAAGGATCAGGACCATACCCAGACTCGCTTGGCTTATATCCAAAGTTTCCGGGGTTATTCGGATTAGGGCCAGTCTCTCTGGCTTGTTTCAGCGCGGCAAGATTGCGCGGCAGATCAACCAAGGCTTTGACTGATCGAACCGGATTAGGAAGGACATACGCAGCCTTTTCAATAAACCCACCATCGGCGTACATGTTCGGCATGCGGCCACCGGCATACGCCATCACGGGTTGAGGAGGGGCACCGCCGGGTTGGGTGCCACCGGGTATCGGCGGTGGCTGGGGTGAAGGCGGACCAGCGGTGCCCCCTAGGATCATGTCCTTGACGGTCTGCTGCGGAGCCTGCTGTTGAAAGCGATCACGCATATCCTTGCGGCGCTGCACTTCCGACAACGCGAGGAACTGCGGGATACGACCCGAAGGAGCCTGCGCTTCTTGCATAAGGACTTGGTCGGGAAGACCCTTGACCATGTCCTCCATCTCTATGATGTTCATCCCGGTTGTCCTCCGCCAAGGGTTCTATAAAGACCCGCAGCACCCAGACCCGCGCCAAGCAATTGTTGGGTCGGTGTCGGAACACGTCCGAAACTTGCGGTGGTGGAACCCGGTTGAACCGGAACACCCTGCAACAGGTTGCTGAGGAACGCCAACTGCTCTCTCGGGAACGCCTGCTGACGCATGAAGTCTTCGTAGCCGATATCCAAGCCACGCTGCATGAGATCGCGGCGCTGTCCGCCGACACCCAACTGAGCCTGCAGTCTTTGCAGATCCAATTCTTGCTGCATGCCACCGGTTCCACGCAGAAGTTCTGCAGCACGAAGTCGCTGTTCTTGTGCAGCACGGTCGGCTTCCAAACCTTGGAATCCGAGCAACGCTCTCTGACGCTGCTGCTCCACGTTGAACTGCTGCGACTGCATGAGGAACTCTTGTGCAGCGCGGTTGGCAGCATCGCTCTGCTGCTGGGCTGACAATCCCAACTCGGCAGCACGTTGACGTGCTTGCTCTCCAGCCTGCTGGGCTTGGAACTGGAACTGCTGTTGTTGCTGACGAGCCGCCTCACGGGCTTGGAATGCACCCAAGCCCATCTGACCCTGAGCCTGACGAGCCGATTCCACGGCTTGGAAGCCACGCAAACGGAACTCTTCAGCCGCTTGCAACGCTGCCTGATTCTGTTGCTGGGCAGACATGCCCATCTCAGCGGCACGTTGACGGGCTTGCTCACCGGCTTGCTGTGCTTGCAGTCCAATGTTCGCTTGGAACTGACGCTCTTCTGCACCCATTCCAAATGCGCGAAGACCAAACTCTTGCTCTGCTTGACGGGCTGCTTCGGTCTGCTGTTGAGCAGACATGCCCATACGAGCAGCCTCTTGACGAGCCTGTTCCCCAGCCTGCTGTGCGCCAAAGCGCATCTCGGCTTCACGCTGACGCGCACCTTCCTGAGTCTGGAAGGCTTGGATACCAAACTGACCCTGCTGCAATCGGGCAGCGCGATCCGCTTCAAAGGCTCTCTGAGCCTGCTCAAAGGCAGACTGTGCGCCACGGGCTTCGATACCCGCCAACTGTCCGCTCAGATTCTTCTGACGCTCTGCTTCCAGCAAAGCCTCGCGAGTACCGCCCTTTGCACCCGCACGGGCTGCGGCAGCACCGGTCTCCTGAGCCTGCATCTGCGAGGCACGGGTAGCCGCTTGCTTCTCCACGTCCGTGACCATGCGCTGGTACGGGGACATGTATTGTTCAATAGCGCCCGGAGCCGCAAGACTACCGGCTTCAAATGATGCGCCTAAACGACCGGCTTCATAGCCCGGTTGAAACTGACCAGCCTGATATCCGCTTTGGATCTGTCCAGCACGATAGGTCGGAGAGACAGCCTGTGCCTCAAAGCCGGGTGCAAACTGACCAGCCTGATAACCAGAGGTAATCTGACCGGGGGTGTATCCTGAGGAATACATCCCAGCCTGATAAAGATCACCTAATCCGCCTGCGGTATATCCAGACTGGAACTGCCTTGGATCATATCCAGTTTGGAACTCTCTGCCGCGATAAGTCGGGCTGATGGCTTGCGGATTAAACTGACCCGCGATCTGCGCTCCGCCACCAGTCGGCATGCCACCGATCTGACGGAAGATGTCAGTCGCTTCGTTGATCTGGGTTGGACGACCCAGAGACATGATGCCGCGCTGGGCAAAGGTCTCTTCTGGGGCAAACTGTGCAAGGCGCTGTCCCAAGAACGGTTCATAGGGACGCGCACTTTCAAACATCGCCCTTTCAAGGGCTGATCGATAGTACGGTTCAGCGTACGGTGGAAGGTTGGTTTGAGTGGTCTCAACCTTCTGTGTGCCGGTTGGGGCGCTACTTTTGCCCTTGCTCATTGTTCAAACCTCTTTTCGAACACCGTGTAGGCTTTGTCGAAACCGTCTTTCTCAAGCCATTTCCAGAAGCCGATCCTTGCGGTGGCTTCGATACCGTTGCATCCGCTGTCCTTCGCCCAATTGTTCAGGACATCAAGAAGTTTAAACGCCCACTGATTCAAGCCAGTGCCACCGAGGAATTCGATGGAGAGCATTCTACTGGCAGGATAAATGACATTCTGTGTGACGGCTACACAGTGAATGGTTTTGTCATCATCAAACACAATCCACACTTGCTTCTCATTGTGCAAAGCCCATTGCTTAAGGGCTTCCATGGTCCAGCGACCATTGGATCTTTCGACAGCCGGGAGTAGATACTCCTCCACAGATGGCCAAGCAGACTCAATGTGTGCCGGTGGAATCAGCGACACATAGGTCTGCATTTCCTCTACGGCTGCATTCATTGCGAGAGCGTCTCCATCAAGGGACGGGGTTGCTCAGTGGTTCCCGTGCGAGTCATGCGAACGGCTTGGCTGAGTTCATCAAGGATGTCAGCACCAGACTTGGAACTACCATCGCCTAAGCCTGACACGACATCAGCCGGGATGATGTATTCACCGGGCGATACGGCAACCGGACGCTGTGCGCCGATCATGCCCATCACCTGATCGTCCATGCCGCCGCCGTTCCCATCGACCATGCCTTCGGTCTGGGCATCGGGAACCTGACTCTTCAGGACAGCATCGCGCAACTGACGGAATGCATCCACGCCGAACTCATCGATAAACATCTGGATGATTTCATCCGGCTTCTCAACCTGACCCAGCACTGCCTGCATGGTCATCTGAATCAGCCGGTCATATTCGCCAGACATTTCAGCCTGAGGATTGGCGGGGCCTGCTTCAGACAACATCATTTCCATGTTCTGAGCGGAATTAGGAATTTCACCGCCTTCTTGGAATCTCAACTGGCCAAAGCCGTCACCAAACTTAAAGTTCTGGAAGGCTTCGTTATCAAACATGATGGGGCGAACAGGGCTACCTTGGCCAACACCAACGTCCTTAGTAATAGGAGCAGGCTGCAGTCCAGCAAGGGCAACACTTGATGCTCCGCCAGTTGGAGAATAAGTTCCAGTGGCAAGAGCAGGCTGCTGTCCCGGCATGGTTATAAGTTGCTCATTACTGGGATAGGCGTATTCCTGCGGAACCCCGCCTGTAATCAAGGGCGGAGTAGGATTCGTCTGCACATCCATTGGACCCGGACCAGTAGGCTCATTCAAACCTAACTGACGAGTCCGTGGTACGCGAGGAGGGCCACTACCCGGCCTTACTCTAAGGCCACCATAACCACTAGGCTGCGGCTGACCCTTGCCACCCATGACCGGGGGCTGAGGGGCATATCCCATGCCGCCGCCCTTACCGCCAAACGCTGGCGGTTGCGGACGGAATCCACCACCGCCCTTGCCAAATGACGGAGGCTGCTGGCGGGGCGGAGCAAAGATTTGGCCGTAAGTGTTATAGCCCATCACAGGTTCGTTAAACGCCTGACCGCTTTGGAGAAAGCGGTTGTAGTCGTTTGAATAACGCTGGGGCATTTGGTCTTGAGGTGGTTGATATGCGCCACCAAAGTTCCCATAGCCGGTCATGTTGGCGAAGGTCGGGCCGTAACCAGAATTCTGATTAAACGACGGACCGCTAAACTGATTCGTCGGTTGCGTGGCATACGGATTGGTTTGCTGACCGTATGGGGTTCCGTACATGTCTGGAAAAGCCTGACGAGTTGACGGATTAATTGATACGCCCATTCCCATATTGCTACCTCAGAACGGCATGATCTGGTTGAAGTTGCCGAAGGAACTTCCACCGTAGTTGCTGTAAGGCTGGCTGTATCGGTCGAACACGTTCCCGTATCCGCCGCCGGTGTTGCCATATCCGCCACCATAACCACCGCCGTAGCCGGTGTTATATCCACCTTTGCCACCCGGCATGCTTCCATAGCCGCCGCTGTAGCCGCCACCGAAGGGGTTCCCGTAACCGCTGCTATAGCCGCCACCCTTACCACCGGGCATGCTGCTGTAGCCACCGCCGAACTGGTTCCCACCGCCGAATCCGCCGCCTTTGCCGCGATTCATCGTAGGGTATAGGGGCTGCTGCGGATAGACTTCTTCAGCCTGACGGAAGTACTGGAATTCTGGAGCAATACCCGGCAGATATCCGCGACCGCCTACATCCAGTGCGCCATAACTGGCATACGGGGCAGCAACGCTAATGTTCCCGCGCAGTCGGCCTTGGATGTCAGACGGACTGCTACGACCAAACTCGGTGTCGTAGAAACCACCAGTCATATTGTTTAAACCAAATTGATTGCTGAAGGCACCGCCTTCCAGATAGCCTTCGACCTGTCCGCCTGCAGCCATTCCCTTCGGGGGACGCATTTGCGGATACAGTCGCTGGGCTGTTTCAATAGCGCGACGAGCGTCTTCCTCGTACTTGCGCTTGGCTTCTTCCTCGCTGAGACCCTGCTCTTTCATAAGACGATCCAGTTCTTCCTGCTGACGAATGCCTTCAGTGACACTGGTTCCCGCATAGATAGGCAGGAAAGTACCGGGCTTCATCAGTTCCTCAAGCCCAGCCGAAAAGTTCATGCTACCCGGACCAGCGCCTGCTGCAGATTGAGCAGCATTAACAGGGTTAAATGCAGCAGCCCCGCCAGTTGGCGAAAAGAATCCACCAACAGGGGCGGAAGTTGGAGCGCCAGCAAGGATGGGAGCAGTCGCAGTGGTGGCCTGATTAAGCGCGGCACCGCCACCAGTTGGGGAGAAGAATCCTTCCACATTGGCCGGTGTTGGCGTTGATCCAGCAGCGCCAGCCAGTTTGTCTGCGCCACCCATAGCGCCAAAGACTTTGCCTAGACCAAACCCGGTGATGCCAGAAAGGATACCTTCCTTCAGGTCGCCGGTTGCAGCAGTGCTGGCAAGGGCTGAACCTATGGCTCCCGCCGCCGCCTTGCTCAATCCGGTTCCTAGAAGACCGCCTAATGTAGAACCGGCTAGCGCAGTAGTGCCAAGCCATGATCCAAGCAATGGGGCGAGGAAGGGAAGGAACGCCTCAGGCTGACCTGTGACCGGGTTAATCGTTAATTGTCCGGTAGGGGACAAAGACCCCAGCATCTGAACCTCAATCGGGTTCATGTGGACTAACTGAGAATCACCTAGCCTTCCATATGAAGCCAAATGATCAGCAACTTGTTTATATGGCATTGGTTGCATGGTTTTTCTCCAAATACCCGATCAATGACTTCAGCCTAGTTACGTTATCTTTTGCGCGACCAAGGGTTATATTGCACGGAGAACACAACAATCCACGAATCTTTCCAGTGGCATGACAGTGATCCACATGCAGTCTTTTGCCCTTTTCTTCAATGTGCTTTACTTCCTTGCAGACAGCGCAAACGCCATCTTGCTCATGAAGAATACGTTTAAACTCTTCTAAAGAAAACTTATACTTACTAAGAACTCTGCGGCGATTCTTGTTTTCTCTCCAAACTGGATCACCACGAGATCGTTTTTCATACCACCGTTTACATGCAGCCTTTTGCTTTTCCGCTAACTCAGGATTGGATCGTCTACGGCGCTCGTACTCTCTGTGGTATTTACGCCTAACTTCAATATCTGCATGCGGCATTACAAAATCTCCGAGCAGAGAGCCACGGTTCCCGCGATTCTGGTGTAACAGCGTTTAAATTTCAATGAGATCACTGGTTAGCCTCATAATTGGATATCCATGTGACCGTCAGGATGATGGATGGAATGCCGGGATAGTTGCTGGCAGCGGGTTCCGCTAACATAACAACGTCAGTTTCCGAGGTTTGCCAAGCCAGTTCAAAATAGTCCCCAGTCTCCATTACCAGCAGGAAATTCCAAGCCGGAACAATTTCTGCATCAGATCCACTTACCACTATCTTGGTAGCACTGTCTGGGACATTCACCCCATTTATACGAGGCCATATATAGATGGCCGCTGAGTTAGCACTTGATTTATCTATCTGAGCAGAGAACTGGAAGTTATAGACTCCAGTGTCGTTGACATAGATTTTAGATGTGGGAACCCCCCGTTTAATCTGAAACTCAGATTCAACGGAGTTATAAGTAAACAGGTTGACCGAATCCGCTACCGGGTTTGTCTGGGTGGTCGTGTCGTAGTACGAGGCATGCGGAATCGGAGAGTTGACCTCGTTCGATATCCCGTTAAAAAACAAACGTAGTACGTTGGTCAACTGATCCTGATAACGCTGCTGATATTGCTGAGGCGCAACAGGTAAGTTCGGTGGGACAACAGCGCGGGGTGTACCCATTACCGTTTACCATCCGGGCGAATGTCGAATCTCATCGCACCCATCTGCCACGCTACACCCAGTGCAGTCGATGCAATGCGGAATGCAATCTGTCTGGCACGAACACGGGTGTAGACCTGTTCGGTGTATTGCTCAATCGGAAGCACAACCGTGGCTGTCACTGCATCGGAATCCGGTGTGCCGTAGGCAGAACCCGGATAGTTTCTGGGATACAGAGACAACGTCACTGCCGGAGTATTAGTGGTAGATCCCAGAAACTTCACGTCCGGAATAATTCTGGATACAAACTGGAATGATTCGCCGTCCCCGATATCAAAGTCTGAAGATTCAATGAAGCATTCAATTGGCTCAGGGGTTCCCGTCGAAACATCGTCCCAGCCGACTTCGTGGAACATCACCTGATTCGGCGCGACAAACGCGACTTCAGTATCGATGGTGTGCGAAGCAGCAGTTGTACCGCCAACACCGCGAACACAACCGGTAAGAGTATTACCACTAATGCCGGTATAACTGATTTTCTCTGAATCGATCTGAACGATTCCAGAATTGGGATAGGACGATGCATTGACGAGAGAAATAGTTGTGACAGAGGAATCGATAGCGGTATCCAGATAACTGGTCTGGATACCAAAGGCCATCATCGCGTACTTGCGGATGGTCTGAGGAGCAAATGCAGAGCGGTTTAAACTGCCATAAGTCCAGACACCTTCAAGGTAGTTGAACACCGCGAAACTGTCATTGACGTAACTATTGGTGGATGGATAGAACCACCACACCTCACTGAACGCTTCGTTATTGCCGCAGGTCACCTGAGCAATCTGATCTTGGTTCAGGTTGCTAAAGATGTGCTGTCGAATGGTGCAAGGCAGTGTGTCAACGCGACCGTTGTAGACGAAGAACTTATCGGTTCCCATCCAGTAAACGGTGTTGTTGATGGATGCAATCGCGTTCTGGGACGCAATGGAAATGTCTTGGTCAAGGAGGTTGAATCCCCAGACAAACGGCGGACCCAGATACTGCATGGAGAACACAGCAGTATCAGTCAGCACCAAGATTTCCTGACGAGTTGAGATACCTGCAACGATTTCAGATCCACTGGATATGCGACGCTCACCAGATTGGTTGGTGACTTCGGGAACCCATTCCCATGGATTCTCTTGGTCTGACCAACGAACCAACAGCGGATCAAAGTCAGTCGTGAAATCCACCGGGCTGTAGGGATTGGCTCCAAGAGCGATGGTGAAATCGTTCAGCGGAGAACCGATCACTAAGTTGGTTTGCGGTGGAACATGCCGACCGGCGTAACTGAAATCAACAGCAGTCAGCGTCAATGAAGACGTAGTGGCTGCAGAGATAGTGACAGACTGACCACCGGTCCATGACGTAGTGACATAGGTTCCAGCAGCAATACCGCTACCAGATACTACCGATCCGGTGTTAATGCCAGTCGCATCGGCTACGACAATAGTGGTTGCGCCAGAGGCTGCTGTGGCCACTGTCGAAAACTTGGTAATGCTGTCGGCTTTGTCAGCCAAAGTCGTGGCTCTAGCCCATGTCGTAGTGTCAATGGTCCAGTAATAGATTGACCCACGCCGTTCAGCGAATATTAGGTCATCTCCAAAGTTGAACTGGGACCAAAGGCGCAATGGAACACCTTGTGGATCAGATGATCCCCAACCTCCAAAACCCCACGGAGGGCCGCCCCAACCAACCTGCGTCGTGTAAACGGCTGGACCTGCATCAATCTGATAAGCGGCTATGACGTGGGAACCGCCACCGGTTACAGTCGAAGCGGCAATAGATGGGCCGAAGATAGTAAACGTGTCTGAGCCGGGAACCGAAATAACTTCGTATTGGCCATTGATCAAAAGAGTTGATGCACCAACGACAAAAGAACTGGCTCCAGTGAACGTGACATAGGAACCAATGGTGGTTCCGTGTGACGTTGATCTAACGACAATGCTTCGGCTACCGGAGGTGGTCGTGAACGGATTCAGGGTCAGGCTGACCGTGCTGGCGAGAGGGGTAATGTCGTTGTAAGTGCCACCCAGTTCTACATAGTATTTCTGGTTGGTTCCAACGCCCAACAGGTTCTGGCCAGCAATAGCCACCCAGTTCCACAGTGAACGGGGTACGCCTTCAAATGATCCTCCGTTGGAACTCTGATTAACCCAGCCGCCAATCTTCTGGGCGTATCCGCCACGGAACCGGACCTTGTCTACCGAGAAGAACCCACCTTCGTTGGCGTAGTTTGTGGTCTCTCGGTTGACACCCGGCTTAAATACAACCTTGGACAGCGGCATCACGCTACTCCAGACAAATACAACGCACGTTCATCATTGCGCCGTTTAACCAGTCCGGGCAATACCCGTCCACCTGCTTTCGTCCATTTGAGGAACTCGTCAGCAGCCTCTTCCAGTTCTCCACGATTAGTCTTCATCCGAAGGGAAGAGCGTTGGAGATTGCCGAGACCCACGTTGAAGGCAAAAGATACGAGAGCATCGAAGACTCCCTGACGGCCAACAGCAGCAGGGCAAAGTCGAACCACACCACGCTCAAACCGGCCAAGGTCTTGAGAAAGTATCCGGTCCACCTCGTCCATCGTGAGAACCCGGTCCCAGCCTTCGGGTATCGGTAGATTCTTGCGCTCCTCATACTTCACCGCCAAGTGAGCAGGATCTATTACGTGACCCACCCCCACGCTCCAGATTAACGCCGGACATTGGTACGGGCGGGTTCTGCAACCCTCGTGGTGTTTTACCATTTCAATACAGCGAGGGCTTACTTTCATGCCTACACCTATCAAAATGGTATCGCCGCATGTTACCACCGCCACCAGACAACCCGCATTTTGGGCAAGTAATAACCTTACGCTTGCCCTTACAGGCTTCACTCAATTTGTTTCTAAACTCAGGGTCAGCAAGTCGCTTGGCAGCACCGCTCTTGTATTGCTCTCTGTTTTTACGCTTTACCCGTCCACCGGTATAGTCAGAAGCAAGGTTATACAGCCGTTCTTGCGGGATTTCCGCTAGCAAAAACTCTTCAAGTTCTCTCGCCTGCTCCATGCTGTCGGTCTGGCATATAACATCAAATGAGAACTGAGATATGTTCTGCTTGGTTCCACGCAAGGAACGGATAGTGGCCGGGTGATTACCATTTTTCAGGTACGACTTTTGACAGATAAGTCGCTGCTTAACATTACCACTACTGCCGATATATACCTTACCAGCAATAACATTCCTGATTGCATATACCCCGATCATTTCTTGCTAAACGCTTGCGTTCCAAACCAAAAACTTACGATCGAAGACAAGATCAGCATCTCGTCATCCGAGAATACTTCAGCCATCGCAGCCGCAAACGGCACACCCGTGTTGTAGGCGTACCAGACTCCGGCGATATTGATGGCCACCAGTTCCAACACGAAGATGTAGGTCACAACCGGACGCACCGAGGCACGAAGATTGATCATCCATTGAGATGCGCCTTTGCCGATTTCGATGTCGTGCTGGTATAGAGCCTGACGCTCCTCGGCTGCAGTTTGAGTCTGGATCTGCTCCAGTTTAATTTCCTCAACCCGCGCTTGAGCCAGAAAACCGCGCTCGGCTAATGCCAGTTCGCGCTCTTTCTGGGCTGCAACCAGAGCCAACTCGTGCTTCTTGTCCTGCCGGTCTTGGAAGATTTGCAGGATCTTGGGCAATCCACCCGCAA